GGGTCGCAAACCAAAAGACGAGGAAAACAGAATTAGGGATTTAATGAAACCGCACTCGATGGAGGCGATTCTTTGTTTGGCTAGAATAGTAAACAGTTCACAAGCTAAAGACTCGGACAAAATTAGCGCGGCAAAATTAATCATTGCATACGCTTACGGAAATCCAAAGGATACAGTAGAGACTACTCTTAACGTTAACGATTTTAATTTAAAGGAACTTGTTGCTTTTAAACAATAAATATAAACCTCTTTACGAGAACGATACACGTTTTTTTGTAATAACTGGGGGGCGTGGATCGGGCAAATCATTTGAGGTTGGAATGTTTTCCAGCCTTTTGTCGTTTAACACTGATACAAAACACAAGATTTTGTTCACTCGTCAAACGATGACCTCGGCGCACCTTTCAATTATACCCGAGTTCAAAGAAAAAATCGAGATGCTAGGGGCCGAGGAGATATTCAATATAAACAAAACCGAGATAACAAATTTGTTGACTGGTAACCAGATTATATTTAAGGGGATCAAAACATCCTCGGGAGATCAAACGGCAAATCTTAAATCGTTGCAAGGTGTTGACACTTGGATACTCGACGAGGCCGAAGAGTTAACAGACGAGACGACGTTCGATAAGATTAATTTATCTATACGTCAAAAGGGCGTACAGAATCGCGTTATACTTATTTTAAACCCAACAACAAAAGAGCATTGGATTTATAAACGTTTTTTCGAACGCGAGGGGGTCCAGGAGGGATTCAACGGCATAAAAGGAAATACGACGTACATTCATACAACGTATAAAGATAACGCCGATAATTTGGATCAGTCGTTCCTCGATGAGATTGAGAATATCAAACAAATAAATCCTAAAAAATATAAGCACGTTATTCTCGGTGGCTGGATGGACAAAGCCGAGGGGGTTGTTTTCTCTAATTGGAAGTTTGGCAAATTCAATCCAGATGGATTGCAGAGTTCGTTCGGACAAGATTTTGGATTCTCAATTGATCCGACGACTTTAATAGAGTGCGTTTTAGACACGAAAAATAAAAAGTTATATGTTTGTGAGCATTTATATAAATCACGTCTCAAAACGTCTGAAATTGCGTTCATCAATAAATCAGTAGCGCAAGAACGTTTGATCGTTGCGGATTCGGCCGAACCGAGATTGATCGCAGAGATGGCCGCCAACGGATGTAATATAATTGCGACCGCCAAAGGGCCTGGTTCAATTAGTGCGGGAATTGCTTTGATGCAAGACTACGAAATAATTGTCGAAGAGAATAGCCACAATATAGCCAAGGAATTAAACAACTACGTTTATAGCGATCGGAAGTCGGGATTGGTAATTGATAACTGGAACCACGCACTCGATGCGATCAGATACAACGTGTTTTTCAATTTGTCAAATCCAAACAAAGGGAAATATTTCGTTTATTAAAAAAAAATGCGTTTCTATACCCCCCCTCTTAAATAATATTATTTTTTTTTAGGGGGGGGTCAAAAACACTAAAAAAATAGAAAAAAAGTATATAAAATATATATATAATAGTAAGTAGTTGATAATCAATATAATAGTAAGTAAGTAAATTCCTATAAAAAAAGTACAAAAACAAAAAATAAATAAAAACGTTATATAACTATGAGATTGGATATAAAAATACCTACCGATTTAAACGAAATTACTTTGCGCCAGTATCAAAAATTTTTGAGCATTTGCAAAGATAATGACGACGAGACGTTCATTAATCAAAAAATGATACAAATATTCTGCAATGTGGAGTTGAGTCTTATTGTTCATTTTCCATTTAATACCGTTAACGAAATAGTTGGTAAGATAAACGCGTTGTTTGATTTTAAAGATATTAAACTTACACAACGATTTGATTTCAAAGGAAAAGAGTTTGGATTTATTCCTAATTTAGACGATATTACATTTGGGGAATATACGGACCTGGATACATATATTGTTGACTGGGATAATATGAATAAAGCAATGGCGGTTTTGTATCGACCAATTGTACAAAAATCATTTCGTAAAACTTACGAGATCGAGAGATATGAGGGAAGCGATAAATACTCGGAGTCAATGCTCGACTTACCTCTGGGAATTGTATTTGGTGCCAATGTTTTTTTTTACAATTTAGGGAACGAATTGCTTCAATCTACTCTGAATTATTTGGAGGCGAATCAGGAGGTGGCCAAAATTCTCGAGCAGCACAATTCGGTAAAAAATGGGGATATTATAGTTTTATCTATGCTATCGCTCAAGGAGACCTTGCAAAATTTGATGCCGTTACGAATTTAAAATTACACGAGTGCTTGATGTACTTAACCTTTGAAAAAGAAAAAACCTCTATTGAGTTAGAAATGATAAAACCAAAATAAATGATAGGAATATTACAAGTTATAGACAAAATAAAAGCAAAGTTAAAAGAGGATTTATTTTGCAAAACCGTAAGCACGGGATCGATATTTAATATCGCTTTGAACAAACAAGATATTTATCCAATTTCACATATTATAATTAATACGTTTGTCGATAACGGTAACGCGTTTAATTACAACGTCTCTGTTATATCTATGGATTTGGTAAACGATGACGACTCAAACGAAATGTTTGTTATGAATACGCAATCAATGGTTGGTGTCCGTTTAATTGAGGAATTGAAAAGAGGGGATTTATTCACCGATTTATACCAATTGAATGGCACGCCAAACTATGAATTTTTCAGAGATCGTTTTGAGGACAAGGTTGCTGGATGTACAACGACGTTTGATATTTTAGTACCAAACGAAATGACTGTTTGCAATTAATGAAATTAGTTTATAGACATATAAGATTAGATACTAATAAAGTTTTCTATATTGGGATTGGTAATGAAAAAAGACCATACTCAAAAAGAAGAAATAAGCATTGGAAAAGAGTAGTAAATAAATCAGATTATGTTGTTGAAATTATTGCTAAAAATTTATCTTTAGAAGATGCTTGTGAATTAGAAATGTTTTTAATATCTGAATATGGTATTGAAAATTTAACTAATATAAATTGTGGTGGTGAAGGACAATTTAATCCTGATGCAGAAACAAGATATAAAATAGGAAGTGGACAAAGAGGAAAAAAACATTCTATTGAAACAAAAATTAAAATAAGTGAATCTAATAAAGGTAAAATTCATAAAAAAGAATCTAAATTAAAAATAAAAGAAAATCATAAAATGTCAAGAATGGTACTTGATTTACAAAATGGAATATTTTATAATTCATTAACTGATGCTTGTTTATCAATAAATATTAATTATAAATCAGAACATTTAAGAATGACAAGATATAATAAAAATTTTAGATTTATTTATATATAATGGCTAATAATTTAGAGCAAGTTAATTTAGTTTTGCGTCGTTTTCGTGATTACGTAATACAACAATCGAGGAGCAATTTAACAAAGGGGAGAACCCCGCACGGTAGTTATAAAAACTCTGGCGATTTATATAATAGTTTAAAAGGTGAAATTCTTACCGAAGAAAAATTTTCGATCATTGGTTTCTCGATGGCGGACTATGGTAAATTTGTCGATCAGGGGGTAAAAGGAAAAACAAGTTCAGAGAGAGCGCCAAACAGTCCGTTTAAATTCGGGAGCGGTGGAGCAAAGGGCGGACTATTAAACGGTATAAGAAAATGGGTAAAAGACAAGGGGATCCAATTCCGCGTTGCGAAGAGTGGAAAAAGTGGCAAAGGAGGTACATTTATGACTCACGAACAAACGGCCCGACTTATTTCTCGCTCCATTTTTCACAAAGGAATTAAAGCTAGTTTATTTTTTACAAAACCTTTTGAGGCTGGATATAAAAAATATATTGAGGTGGATTTGATAAAAGCATTCGGCCAAGACGTTGAGACAATGATTGATTATAACATAAAATAAATGATAGTAATAAATACACGAAGTCCGTATTTCGTAACAATAAACGAAACGGGTCAAAAAGGATCGAGAATTGAGTTATTTATTTGGAACGCTCCAGGAACAATTCCAGCAAATCCAAATTATACTTTTAGTAAACAAATCGCCTCGGATACTCAAACCGAAACTAATTATAATATCAGTTCATTTGTAAAAGAGTATATCGATAACGTTTCAACGAGCGAGAATACAAATTTAATGTTTGCCAACGTAAGCGTTAAAAAATATAAATTAAATAGCGATAATACCTATACACTTTTAGGGACCGATACATTTATCGGAGTTAATGGGTACACTAAATTTTTAGATGGACACAATAAAACAAATACAAATACAAATATTGTATTATTCACTAATAACAATAAATTC